ACCTCCAAAGGATCCTGTGTACGAACGATATACTCACATCCAGGGACGTTATGAATCCACGGGTGAGAGCAGGTCGTACGCAGAGGAATTTGGAGAAACCCAGAGTCCGCTCGATGGTTATGAGCCGATTTCTGCGACGGGAGGAATTTATTGCAATTATACTTCCGAAGACCTCTTGGATCAACCCTCTACTGGTAGGGTTGTCGCACTCGATCTTATCTATTACAAAGATAAGGTTCATGTGCGCCCAAGAGAGCCCGTTTACCGGCTCCCGAAACGTAAAGAGCTGGTTCGGCCCAAGATCCTTCCATTTGTACCGAAAGGGTTTTGGTTTCGCAAACGGCTGCCTTCCGAAAACCGTGCTTCTTACAATCGCGAGAGAGATCTCGCCCGTCTGAAGCACATTATCGAAGAGGTTAGCCGTGAACGCCGAATGAAAATTTCTGCAGGTCGCATCCGCGCCAACTTCGAAAGAAAGTTGGCACGGCGGCGTGCCTTTCTTGCTCGGTACGAGGCCGTCTATAAAAGACGTTTTGCCAAATACGAGCGGCGGCTTGCTCTTTACGAGCAGCGCCGTAGGAGGCTACTCATGACGCGTCCGAGGGCACCGGCCAACCGCAATGTCTTCCATGACCATTCTTTGGTTCTGATAAAAGACGTTCGCGTTGTCGAGATGGAGATGTATTATTTGCTGGAATGGACATTTGGCTATCCGAATTTCTCGGTAAGCTATGACATCTATAACCCAGCTTCTCCATCCTCCGATTTGAGTGGTTTAGTTTCGGAACCTCTCATGGCCTCAAACTGGTCAGACCGGGCATATCCTCGCAACCTTCTTGACGGCTTACGTGGCAGAGTAGGTATCTCTCTGACAAGCAAGCTGAAGAATCAAGAGTTTCACGCGGGTAACGCTCTGGCCCAGTATAAGCAGACTCTTGAACTGCTGCACGACTCCCTCGTCGGGATTGGACTCTTTTTCAAGAGCCCTGCTCGTGCGGTCAAAGAGCTTGTCCAGATCCTCAAGTCACCATATAGGATCGCCGATAGTACTTTATCTGCGACCTTTGGTGTTGAGCCGCTGATCGCCGACCTGAAGGGTATTTACAATATCCTTAAGGCCGGTCTACCTCAGCAGTCTGGCATGGTTAGCGTACGGTCCAGCCACAGCACGTCCTATAGGGGTCCGATTAATATCGGTAACCTTAGGCTGAATGTGGAAGGCGTGCTAACGGTCAGGCGGGTACTCCATTATAAAGTGGAAAATCCCGTCTTTCGGATTCTCAATCAACTTGGGCTACTGAATGTGGCCGAAATTGCATGGGAACTGATGCCGTGGTCATTCGTAATAGACTGGTTTCTTAAGGTCGGTGAGGCAATTTCCTCACTAACCGCGGAGATTGGTCTAGAGCGATCAGATAACTCTTCTGAGACTATTAGTTTCAGGGGTATAGTTATTGACCTGCCCGGCACAACGGAACAAACCCAAACTCCAAATTATCAAGAAATGGAGGCCCTAAGCCGAGAGAAGTGGGATCCTCTCAAACCTGGGTTTTATTGGGAAGGGACGTTGCGCGTATTCACCAGTCAGTCTCTGGGTGGCACCATCAAGCTCAAACAACGTAAAAAGTTGGGCGAGGCGATGTTGCTTTCTCCTGAGTATCTGCTTGCGACAATGCCTGAGTTCGGTATTCATCGAATCTCGGAAACTGCCGCATTAACCCTACAGCAAATCCGCAAGGTTGCTTTAACCAGGAGTGCGTGATGCCTTCCATCACCAGTTTGACCATCAACGACGGTCTTGCTACGCCGGTCGGGAGAGTTTTCGTCCCGAACGCGAAGTATCCTGTCGTCGTGTGGGAATACAACAATGGCGGTTTCCCGTCGTCCTTCCCGCGCATTACTGTGCAGGGAACCAAGAACCCGAAAACGGGCCTCTTCAGGGGTCGTCAGACCATCGCAGTGCCGAAGGTTGACGCGAGCGGACTGATTTTGTCCGTATCGCGAATCAACATCGAGGTGATTCATGCGGCGAATTCTGACGCAGCTCAGCGAGCGGATACGCGTGCGTATGCGTTCAATTCTCAAGCGATGCCTAGTTTTGCTCAGGCATTCTACCGAGACATGGAAGGCTGGTTCTAACCCAGAAGTTCAGGTTAGTCTCGCGGTTGTAGTAGGGCCGCTCAGTCTTACATTGCTGTTCAAACCTGATCGAGGTGTACCTGTATGGTTTCCCATCGTGGTACGCGCAAGCATGATCTGTTGCGCTCTCTTGGTAAGGACGTTCGTTCTTTCCGACTCCCCAATGAGCTTCTTAGCTCATTTATCGAGGACTTTTACATTGCACTCGACAGCCCCGTAGCATTGTCATGCTACATGCTCTATAAATATTCGGAGCATGATCAGCTGGCAGCAAAGGGTATTGACCCGCATCAGTATATCGATGGTGAGTCATTCCGTCGAGATTACTGTGCCGTCTCCTTTCTCTCGAAGTATCCTCATTTGGATACAACATTCGATCGTCGGAAGATAGCACTCCTCAACTTTGTTGAAACTGAGGCGCAATGTAAGGCCACTAACCAAAGACTGAGATCGGAGCGATGCAGAACTGCAAATCTGCATCATGAGGCTGTGCTTTCTGCGCAGTCCCAGATAATAGCGACGATCTTGGGCGAGGTTGATGGTGACAAGCTCTTCGACCGGGGTTCGTTCGGACCTGGTACCACTGCCACAATCCACGGCGACGATACTAGTTCCTCACGAAAATACCTCACGGGTAATGACATCACCCGTGGGGCGTACCAGTTGCTTGGCGAGGTCATGAAGCAGCACTGCCCCTCCTGGGCAGTGTGGTCGAATCCTCGTTTTGTTGCTGGATGCTCAGTGAGCACTGTTCCTAAGAATGCAAAAACAGATCGGACGACGGCTACGGAGCCCACCTTGAATACTTGGTGCCAGCTTGCGATTGGCCGTCATATTCGATCGCGTCTTAGGTCCTTCGGTTATGACTTAGACAGAGACGATAAGAATCGTCGTTATGCGCTCCTTGGAGCGAGGCATGGCAGCATTGCAACTATTGATTTTCGCAATGCTAGTAATACCATTGCCATCGCGGCCGTCGAGAGATTAGTTCCTTCTCGCTGGTTCTTAACCTTGGATGCCTGTCGAAGCCATAACTACTCCCTTACTGCAAACACTTGGCTTCCCCTTGAGGTCTTTTCGACGATGGGTAACGGGTTCACCTTCGAACTCGAAAGTCTCATCTTCGTGACCGCAGCACTCGCTGTGTGCCGTGTTTATGGCTTCAGTGAGCGGGGCATCTCTATTTTCGGAGATGACCTAACGTGTAGCAGTGAGGTGGTACCGCACTTGACCGAGTACATCACCTACTTAGGCTTTGAGCTTAATCGTTCAAAGTCTTACTCTACCGGCTATTTTCGGGAGAGTTGTGGTGATCACTACTTTGGCACCTTAGACTGCAAACCCCTCCTTTTGCGGGGTCGTGTACAGTCATTGGCGCAGGTTTATGACTTTGCCGATCGACTGTTCCTCCTTGCCCATCGTTTTACTTCTAAGAATGGGCTCGATCGACGCTTCCGTGCACTGTGGCACAGAGTTATTGAGACAATTCCTAAGAATCTTCGATTCTATGGGCCTGCCTCTTACGGCTCTTCTGTCCTGTTCACCCATAAGCGCCCTGAGGATCTCGCTGTGAAGCGTCATGAAGACTGGGATGGGTGGTGTTTTACCCATCTCTCAGTTATGGCAATCACAGTGGGGCACGAGAGTCATGGCCATCTTTTGGCTAGACTTAGAGCGATAGGTCAGCGTCCTGATGAGCGGCATTTTAAGCTGCTCTTCGACGTAGTCAGCGGTAGGCTGCCGAGTACCTCCTTTGATTTTAAGGCGTTAACGACGAAAGGAATCGCGATGGGTAATGATGTCCCATTACGAGGACGTGCCGTCACCATAGTTTCAGATGAGGGCTTTGCACAACAGTGGTG